GTGCTCGTCAGCAGCTTCGCACTAATGTTAACTCAGACGGAACTGTAGACATTCTACTATTCGGTCAGGGAGCACTTGCCACTAAGTTAGCGGCTGGCGCAAACTGGTTCAACCTAACCTGATAACTAGGTAACTAAGTCGCTCTGGGGAGTAGTAGCCCTCTACTCCCCAGAGTCTTTAGAAAGGAAACAAGATGGCTCTCACGACAGTCAGTGAATTACGCTCCACACTTGGAGTCGGCACCCTGTACACAGATGCCGTTTTACAGGAAGTTTGTGACGCATCAGATGCAGTCCTACTGCCTATGCTTTGGACTAATAGTAATTATGCTGTGTCACATTCCAGCATTGTGGGTGAGGGAACGCTTTACTTTAATGAAGAACTTATAGACACTTATTATGTTGGGCAGACAGTTACAATAACTGGATGTGGTTCTTCTTTTAACGGATCAAAAGTTATCACAGCAGTTACACCTTACTCAATAACAATGGTTACAAATCATGCTGCCATCAAGCCAGTGCATCCTATTGCACCTTTTGGTAAAGTCACAGCAACAAATTACACAGACTGGACAACAGACACAGCAGTCCAGCAAGCATCTCTTATGATATCTGTTGAAATCTGGCAAGCGCGTACAGCCACCCTTTCAGGCAGTAACGCAGTCGATTTCCAGCCAAGCCCTTACCGAATGAGCGCACAGCTTCTCGCTAAGGTGCGAGGATTGATCGCTCACGCACTCGATCCGCGTTCGATGGTGGGCTGATGCCTGTTGCCGTCACTACTCTTAGAACCACTTTAGCAACTGCTCTAGTAGATAATGCCAAGTGGCAAACCTTTGCCTTTCCACCAGCAACAGTCCTTGCTAATTCTGTAATTGTGTCACCGGACGATCCGTATCTGACACCGACTAACAATCAGCACATTGGCATTAGCCCGATGGCTAACTTTAAGATTATTATGACTGTGCCTTTGTTTGATAATGAAGGAAACCTTAACGGCATAGAAGATACTGTTTGTAGCGTGTTTGCAAAGCTCGCAGCATCATCTCTCGTCTATAATGTAAGCGCGATAAGCGCACCAAGTATTCTCAATGCTGCTTCGGGTGACCTACTCAGCTGCGAGATGTCCGTATCAATCCTTACGAGTTGGAGTTAAAATGTCCGAGTGGGAAAAAGAAAACGAAGCCTTCCTGATCAAGATCGGGCAGGTAGCACCAGCAGTATCAAAGCCAGCAACTACTAAGAAGGACGAGGAATAATCTCATGGCTGTATTTCTAAATAACAATGTAGGTGTGAAGATTAACTCAGTCGATCTTTCAGACCATGTAACAGCAGTAACAATCAACCGCGTATTTGATGAGCTAGAAGTAACTGCAATGGGTGACTCATCACACAAGTTCGTAAAGGGCTTAGAGTCATCAACAGTAACAATCGACTTCCTAAATGACACAGCAGCAACAAATGTATTGGCAACACTACAAGCTGCATGGGGAACAACTGTAACCGCAGTATTTCTACAGACAAAGGGAACAATAGTCTCAGCGACTAACCCTCTTTACACTGTTTCATTGCTAGTCAATAACACAACAGACATCAATGGTGCTGTTGGTGACATTGGCACACAGTCAATCACATTCACTGCTAACTCAACAGTTGCAGTTGCCACAACAGGCACATTCTAAACAACTAACAAAGGGGCAAACTCATGGCTAAATTAAAGATCGTTCGTAATGATGGAAGCGTATTAGAAGGCGAGATCACTCCAGCAGTGGAGTACTCATTCGAGCAGTACGCTAAAAAGGGTTTCCATAAGGCGTTTCGGGATGATGAAATGCAGACTTCGGTCTATTGGTTAGCATGGGAAGTAACACGCAGATCAGGTGAAACTGTTAAGCCTTTTGGTATTGAGTTTATTGAGACACTTAAGAGTGTCGAGGTTCTTGACTCAGACCCTTTAGCTTAAAGCGCGATCTTCCATTCACCTACCTGATTGCTAGGCTAAGCATTAGGTTGGGGATCGCGCCACAGCAGTTGTTGGAGTTAGATAAGAACATGCTCGATGCACTAGTGCAGGGGCTCAAAGATGAAGCGAAAGAGGTGAGCGATGCCAGCAAGCGTAAAGGGCGCAGTTGAGCTTCGCAAAGCTCTTAGAGAATTTACTCCAGAGCTCGCTAAAGAAACCCAAAAAGAATTGGGTGCCATATTAAAACCAATTACTGCTAGAGCTAAAGGATTTATTCCTTCAACTGCTCCTTTGAGTGGTTGGGCTAATAGCAATCAAAAAGGCGCATGGGGCAATCGAGTCTGGTCATCATCTGAGGCAAAGCGTGGCATTGGCTACAAAACAACGCCATCTAAGCCTAATCGTTCTGGCTTTAGATCATTGGTCAGAATACAAAATGCTTCTGTCTCGGGTGCTATTTATGAGACTGCTGGTCGTAAAAACCCACAAGGCAGACCACAAGCACCTTTGGTGAAAGTAGTGGCACCCGGACACACAAATTTTGGAAAGACAATTCGCTCTGGAAGCAAAGGTCAATCTTTGAGTAATAACCCTTACGCAGGACAACAATTTATCGATGCAATGGGTGGACAGATTACCAATGCTTATGTTCGCAAAGAAGGCGCAGTCGGTCGCTCTAGTCAAAAGATGAAAGGTCGCGCAATCTTTAGAGCTTTTGCAGAAGATCAAGGCAAAGCAACAGCAGCGGTAATCAAAGCAATAGAAAACTCAAAAATTAATTTTGAAAAGGTTGTCGCTAAAGGCGGCGGTAGTGGTATCTCAGTAGGGGGTCGCTAAATGGCAGCCGATGTAAAGATTGACATAGCCGCCGAGTTCACTGGTAAAAAGGCTTTCAAGCAAGCAGACTCTAGCGTTGAAAAGTTAAATGCCAAGACAAAGAATCTAGGCAAGACTCTTACTCGTACTTTTGGCACAGCAGCAGTTGTGGCTTTTGGTCGTGCATCTATTAAAGCATTCGCAGAAGATGACAAGGCAGCAACTTCATTAGGTCAGACTCTTAAGAATCTCAATCTTGCTTACGGATCAAACATCGGCACAGTCAATGGCTTTATTTCTCGCCTTGAAATGCAGACAGGTGTGTTAGATGATGAGCTTCGTCCAGCCATGGATCGTCTGCTTCGTGCAACAGGTAGCGTAACCAAGTCTCAGGAATTGCTAGGACTTGCATTAGATATAGCAGCTGGCACAGGGCGATCTGTTACTCAGGTTTCTCAATCTTTACAGAAAGCATATCTAGGACAGACACAGGCACTAGGTCGCTTAGGTGTAGGACTTAGCAAGGCTGAACTTGCTTCTGGATCATTTGAGGAAATCCAACAAAAGCTTACAACACTATTCGCAGGTCAGGCAGTTGCAGCAGCAGATACTTTTGCAGGTAGTTTAGATAAATTAACTATTGCTGCTAACAATGCTAAAGAGACTATTGGTAAAGGTCTCTACGATGCCATTACTGCCCTTGGTGGCGGTGGCACAACATCTGCCACAGATAACATCGATAAGTTGGCGCAAGGTATTGCAGACAGTCTTAAAAACACAGGCGAGTTTATCAGCCGACTAGAAAAATTTAAGCCTGTACTTATTGCTTTTGGTATTGCAGCAGCAGCCGCTTTCTTCCCTCTAACGACTGCAATCGCTGGAGCAATCTTATTGATGTCCAGTCTTAACAAAGAGCTTGACAAAGCTTCTTTCCGTAAGGGAATCATTCCGGGTGGCATGGGCAATGTTTCCATGACAGTATCTTCACAGGATACTCAACGCGCAGACAATGCAGCTAAAAAGAATCAAGCACAAATAACTAAACTAACTAAAGACCAAGCAGCAGCACAGGCTAAAATTGTTAAAGATAAAAGATTACAAGCAGCAATCGACAAGGCTCAGGCAGCCTTGGGCAAAAGCAGTGATGTTTTTGACATTGACCAAATTCAAGTTGCAGCAGCTCTCACAAATCAGGCTGAGCAATTAGCCAAAGCGACAACAGGCGCACAGGCATTACAGATTGCTAATGACACAGCTCGTCTAAATGTTAAGCGTTCAATTCTCGCTTTAGAAGATGCTATCGCTGCCAAGGATGAGCAAGCCATTATCAAAGCAACTGAGAAGCTAAATGCAGATCTAAAGATTCTTGGTGCTTTGACTGGTCAAGAAATTAAGTTAAAGGAAATCAAGTCAATTCTTGATGGTCTGGCTAATAAATCTATTGGTTTAGATATAGACACGACAAGTGCGATTGCAAAGATCAAAGCACTTTACGATAGCGCAACAAAGGGTATAGTAATTCCAGTAACAGTTGCTCCAACAACTACAACTACACCTCAAACCACAAACCCAGATGGCACAATCAATTTAGAAAGCCTAGCCCTTTCTTCTTTATTATCTGGTCTTGCAGGTGGAGCTACTCTAGCCGCTGCGGTAAGTGGTTCACGCTATGCAGCACAAGCAGCTAATACCTACAACATTACTGTCAATACTGGCATTGGCGATCCTAATGCTATTGCCGATGAGATTGCTAAGTTTCTTAATGACGCAGCAGCTCGCGGCACGCTATCTAATGGAATCCTGACACCACGATGACATGGCTTCCAGAATGGCGCGTCACAGTTGGAGATGACACTTACACTACTGTAACTTCTGTATCCTTTTCATCTGGTAGATTAGACATAGATTTTCAGGCTACTGCTGGTTACTGCCAAGTAGAAATCGTCAATGCCACTAATGCACCTTTTACTATCAATGTCACAGAGCCAGTTACTTTAGAACTCAAAAATTCTGCTGGCACTTATGTGACTGTTTTTGGTGGAGAAGTATCTGATTTCAATGTCGGTGTTCGCAGTCCGGAAGAAGTCGGTTACATCACCACAGGCACAATTCTAGGCGTAGGCAGCTTATCTAAACTTACAAAGGCTGTTTACAATACTGCCCTTGCCGAGGGTCTAGATGGCGCACAGATCGCAGCTATTCTGGGAGCAGCCCTTAGCCTTACATGGGATGAAGTTACTCCCACAGTCACATGGGATACCTACCCTGTAACAGTTACATGGGCAGATGCAGAAGATTATATTGGCACTGTGGACTCAGGTTTCTACACAATGATTAGCGAAGCTGCTAATGCAACTGCTAAATCTAAGGCTCTGGTAGATCAGATCGCTTCTAGCGCATTGGGTCAGATCTACGAAGAAAAGGATGGAGATGTCAGCTATGACGATGCAGACCACCGATCTACCTATCTCGCAGCAAATGGCTTTACTAACCTTGATGGCGCGTATGCAACCCCTAGTTCCATCAGATCTACAACTCAGACTTCTCGCATCCGTAACAGCCTTATCTATAGATACAGCACAGGATACGGAAGCACATACAGCATCTCTGATAGCACCTCTGTAGCCACTTACGGGCTCTTTGAGCGTTCATCTGAATCCAATATCAAGAATCTTGCAGACATCACTGCTATTGGCGATAGAGAACTAAATCTCCGCAAAAACCCCAGAGGATCATTACAGGCAATTACTTTCCGCCTAGATAATCCCGACATGCCGGATGCTATGCGCAATGACCTTATTGCTGCATTTTTTGGTCAGCCTGTCTTAATTAGCAACTTGCCTTCCAACCTGCTAGATGGCACTTTTGATGGCTTTGTCGAGAATGTAGCTCTACGCGCTACTCCTAGTTTTACTGAGATCACCCTTTACATCTCAGCGACAGACTTCTCACTCAGTACGACCCAATGGGAAACAGTTATTCCAGCCTCACTAGCATGGACAGGCGTCAATGCTATACTAACATGGACAAATGCGACAGGAGCACTAACCTAATATGGCACTTTCACCGAATTATCAGTGGGCTGAGCCCGATAACAGTAGCCTTGTAAAAAATGGCGCACAGGACATTCGTGCATTAGGCGATGCCATTGACACTTCTGTCTGGAATATTGGTTATGGTCAAGCTGCTAAGAACAAGATCATCAATGGTGATTTTAGAATAAATCAAAGATCCTTTACAACTGCAACAGTAGATGGCGCATTTGGTTTTGATCGATGGAATATAAATCATGAT